AAGCACATCCGAGAGCAAACCTATCACGATTTACCTGATATGCCAGTTAAAAAGAGAAACAACAACTCTGTCGTTCCAGCTGGAATGAGTGCAAAACAAATGAGAAGAAAGAAGCCAATTAACAGTGATCATCTTCTTAACATCGAACCACTAACAGATTCTCAAAGAGCAGTGTTCGATGCTTGGTCTGATGACAAACATATGATTCTTCATGGATGTGCTGGTACTGGTAAAACATTTATCAGTCTATACCTAGCACTGAGGGAAGTACTTAATCCCAATACACCATACGAAAAGATTTACGTTGTTCGTTCTCTTGTCCCAACTAGAGAAATCGGTTTCCTTCCTGGAGATCATGAAGATAAATCAGCACTTTATCAGATTCCCTATAAGAATATGGTAAAGTTTATGTTTGAGATGCCTGACGATAATGCCTTTGAGATGCTATATAATAATCTAAGGGCTCAAGAAACTATCTCCTTCTGGAGCACTTCTTATATTCGTGGTGTCACTCTCGATAACTGCATCATTGTTGTCGATGAGTTTGCTAACCTAAACTTCCATGAACTTGACTCAATGATTACCCGTGTGGGTCAAGATGCTAAGATTATTTTCTCTGGTGATATTACTCAGTCTGACCTTATTAAGCAGAATGAAAAGAATGGAGTCCTAGACTTCATGAAGATCCTAGAAACCATGGAAGAGTTTCGTTGTATTGAGTTTGGTGTTGATGACATCGTTCGTTCTGGTCTTGTCCGTAGTTACATTATTAGTAAATTGAATTTAGGTTTCTGATGTTTAATTTTGTTACCCTTCCAGTTCAACTTGAAGAACTGGAGTCCATTGATAAAGATGGTATGCGTTTCTACCCCACACCATCGGGGAAACAATATCCATCCATTACTACAGTAACTTCATTTAAGAAGGCAGCATTCTTTAAGGAATGGCGCCAGAGAGTTGGGGAAGAGGTAGCAAATCGTAAAACAACCAGAGCAACAGGAAGAGGTACTGCTTTTCATAGTATTGTTGAATCATATCTAAAGAATGAATCACTTGAAGAGCACAAAAGTAAACCTCTTCCTTTTACTTTATTCCAAGTTGCGAAACCTATCCTCAATAGGATCAATAACATTCATGTTCTTGAAGGTGCTTTATATTCCGATTATCTGGGTGTAGCAGGACGAGTTGATTGTATTGCTGAGTTTGATAACGAACTTGCTGTAATTGATTTCAAAACATCAGATAAAGAAAAAAAAGAAGAGTGGATTGAAAACTATTTTGTCCAAGAAACTGCATACGCAGTTATGTTCTACGAACGAACTGGACTTATGCCAAAGAAGATTGTAACTATCATTGCTACAGAAGAAGGCGATTGCCAAGTGATAGTGAAGTACGATCTAGATTATTATTTTACATTATTAAAGGAGTATATCGATGCTTTTAATGCTGGAAGAAAGAATGCAAAATAACGATTCCACAGAAGATAAGTTTCTAACTGCAACCAAATTCACAGAAGACATTGAACGTATTGTCAAAGAATCTGGTGGTTTAGTAAACTATATTGAGGCAATCGTTACTTATTGTGAGGAGAATGAAATTGAACTGGAGACAGTATCTAAATTAGTCTCCAAACCACTAAAAGAAAAACTTAAGTATCAGGCACAGAGCCTTAACTACATGAAGAAAACGTCGAGGGGAATCTTACCGCTATGACTGGATTTGAAGTTTATCAGATGTATCTTTCTCTTAAACTTCACTTCACTAAAGATGACTACGACTACTTCAGGTTCAACGGAAAAACTAGAGCAAGTGAGGAGTCATTCAACAAAAGGAATGACTCCTATTTTTTTAAGAAGTTGGCATCTAAGTACGACCGTGATAGAATACAGGAGTATTTCGTATCAAACTTTATAAGTGACAATAGGGGATACATCAAGGATATTATTCGTCCGAGTGGAGAAACTATATACTCCAATTGGAAAAAGAAACAAGAGAGTTTCCTATATAATTTTAGGGAAGAAGTCAGTCTTCTATTGGACAATATCGACTTTCCCTACGAGGAAAACTTTGATAAATTATTTGTTTGTTCAAAGGGACGACATCCCAACATTCTTACTTCTTATTTGAGAAAAGAAATTAGCTTAGAGACTTTAGTTATTTTTGAGACCTGTTTAGGATATGTTAAAAGATTGGATGAAACCTTAACAGATCCTGTTTGGCAACAAGTGAAAATACAAGTAATTAAATATGCTCCATTTCTAACGATTGATTGTAAGAAGTATAAGTCAATCATTTTAAAAACAGTAAAAGAAAAAGTATGAACTTTTTTAATTCGGAAATGGTCCAAGACCATTTGCAATCAATATATGATACATACATGGAATTGTATGATAAATCTGATGAACTTACTTCAATGCCAAAGGAGGATGCGATAAAGCATATCAATAAAACAAAGCAACTAATAGAAAAACAAAAAATATTCTACACTAGATTGCAACTATCCTCAGGTACTGATGAAGAAGCTTCTGATATGAAGCATCGAATTGATTTGATTTCAAATATGTTTGGTTATTCAAATCTTATGGAATCTTTGATCTCAACTGAAAAATATTTGGATAAGGTCGTCGCGGACCTTGACAAGCGTTCCTAAATAGGGTATGATATCATGGTCGGGTGAGGGGGGTCCGCCCCACAATCCAACAAATACAACTAATACGGAGAAATACATGTCTTTTGCAGCACTTAAAAAGCAGTCGGGTTCTGTTTTCGAGAAACTGACTAAGGAAGTCGAGAAGATTTCTAATCCAGAGAGCAGCAGTGGTGCTGACGAACGCCTCTGGAAACCCGAGATGGATAAGTCGGGTAATGGTTATGCTGTAATTCGATTCCTTCCTGCACCTGAGGGTGAAGATATTCCTTGGGCAAAGATTTGGAGTCATGCGTTCCAAGGTCCTGGTGGATGGTATATTGAGAACAGTCTGACGACTCTCAACAAGAAAGATCCTGTTGGTGAGATGAATCGTCAACTGTGGAATAGTGGTAGTGATGCTGATAAGGAAATTGCTCGTAAGCAGAAGCGTAAACTGTCTTACTACGCTAACATCTATGTGGTAGAAGATCCTGCTCATCCTGAGAATGAAGGGCGAGTCTTCCTCTATAAGTTTGGTAAGAAGATCTTTGATAAGATCATGGCAGCAATGCAACCTGAGTTCAAGGACGAAACTCCTATCAATCCTTTTGACTTCTGGGAAGGTGCAAACTTCAAACTCAAGATTCGTAAGGTGGATGGTTACTGGAACTACGATAAGTCCGAGTTCTCTCGTCCTGGAACCCTTGAGGAACTGAGTGATGATCAACTGGAATCTATCTGGAAGAAGGAATACGCCCTTACCGAATTCACTGATCCCAAGAACTTCAAAACCTATGAGGAACTTGAGGCACGTTTGAATTCTGTTCTTGGTGCTCCTAAGCGTCAGGCTTCTCGTTATGTTGATAGTGAAACTGAAGAGAATGAAATCGTGACTGCACCTTCTTCTCCTTCTAATTGGGGTGAAGAAATTAGCAACTTCCGTTCTTCGGTTGGGCAAGCAGCACCGTCTCTTCCTAATTTCAATGCAGATGAGGATGATGATCTTTCCTACTTTGCACGACTGGCAGAAGAAGATTGATAAAGTAAAGGGGGGTTTGATACCCCCCTTTTTTTATGTGTCGAAAATTCTTACGGTATATATTTCTTCGTCGTCACCAGAACGTTTTTGTGTATATGAAACTCTATCATCACTTTCTGGATACTGAAGCAGTTCTCTCATCTGTCTATCAAATTCATCTATGTATACTGGATTTAGTAGATACACCTGTCTTTTACTTTCGTTCAGTTCGTACTCGTATTCATAATGTGATATGGGTCTAACTAAACTATCTCCACCAATCATTACACCATCTGGTCTTTTGTAAGTGTAATTTTGATTCACTAAGATACCAGATTGTACAATCACCATGTTATTAAATAACACTTCTTTTGTGACCCAATGCTTAGTCTCATTACTTTTTGTACCATATTTCCTATGCATCATCTCTTCAAATTCTCTTTGTGACAATGGCCACTGAGTATAGATATTTGTTATATCATTAGTCAGTAGAATGATCCACTCATAGTTTGGAGTATTGTATATTCTTTGTGATATTTGATATGGTTTTTCATCACCAGGAATAGTATACTTCTCGAAGATACTATCTCTCTTCATTGCCATGAAGACGCCTTTAACTCTTCTGAAAATATTTTTTATGACAACATATTCTTGTTGTGAGGTGTCCATTCCTGGAACACCAACACGAATATTTGGTACGTTTTGAAAATAGTTTGCCATTTTTAGTAACCCTGGTTTGCGTCTTCTGCGGTAACGTAAGCAGTTTCTTTGAATACTAGATCCAGTTGAACTGCAGGTACCTTTCCCTGAGCCGTAGATACGTATTGATTGTCTGGTGTATAACTAACATTCATAGACTCTAATAGAGAATCTTTGAATCTATAAATGCTATTACCCAATTCATTTCCAGATGTATATCCACCAGCATTATAATTTACTCTTACTATTGATATTTTAAATCTATTTGGTACGGTTAAATACCTAGCACCAGTTCCAGTTCCAAACGGTGTTTGTCCAGCAGATTGTGCATTTGTTGTTGAACCTGAAGGTGTAGTAGATGTAGATGTTGTATTACTTGGGTTTTCTCCAGGTTGAATAGATTTGTTATCAAAATTTGGTAACATATTTACTTTGAAGAACTTGATGATATTGATAATATCATCTGCCTCTCTTTCGTTTCTAGCAACTAACTTCCATGAGAATGGATGACTTCTAAAACCTACTCCTTGGAAAATGAGTTCTTCGAATGGGTTGAATATTTTCCCTTGTGAAACGGCAGATAATGCACTACCATTTCCTTGGTACGCTACTCCAACTGTCTTAGACAGACC